GCTTATCACCGATTGCTTACGCTTATCACCGATTGCTTACGCTTATCACCGATTGCTTACGCTTATCACCGATTGCTTACGCTTATACCCTACATTGTGGAAGGGTATCTCTATTATCACCGATTGCTTACGCTTATACCCTACTTTGTGGAAGGGTATTTTCATTTGTCCTATAGGATAATTATCCCGTCTTCTTAATCAGGAAATTCCCCTTGGAGAAATCTATCACTCCACCACCATCTACCGACTTCTTTTGAGAACCAACGGTTTCGGAAGAAGATATCCCACTTTGTCCTATAGAATCATTCGATATTATACTATTTGACACTACTGCGCCTGCGCCTTCTTCGCTACTTTTACCACCCGTTATACCGCCCTTCTGCGAAGGCATATCATCCTGTGATATTTTATTATTATCGCCCACTACAATATTAATCGCCGGGATTTGCGGTGCAACTGGTTGTGCGGGTATCGCCGGTATTTGCTGTATGGGTTGCGCCATAGGTTCTAACGGATTCATATAGGTCGCCGGATTCATCGTATTTTCCCTATAGGGTAAAATATGCGTATATGGCACTACCTGGATCGCATTCTCCGGTTCTAGACCCTCCAAATCCGCCGTCTCTATCGTGACGAATTTATTCCCCTTATGTTTGACGGCCCATTTACGCGGTTTGATATCGCCCCCGCGATATGCGACTTCGTCTCCGATTTCATATATATCCACCTCATTTCCTGTATCATATGGCGATAATCCCCCCGTTTGTTCCGGCGAAGCCGGAACAGGAGAAGGATTTTCTATTTGAATCATCGACGGCGACCAGTCATCACCCTTTGGTGCATACTCCGGTGACCCCTCTTTTTGCGCATAATCCGGCGACCAGTCATTCAACTCTTCCGCATATGCTATATCATATGGCCTATATTGAGGAACCGTCGTCGGAATGGGTGGCGGCGGCAGTTCTACATCATTCACCTTCTCCGGTTCGGCCACTTCGAATTTGGTCTTGAGACCCTGCTTGTTCTCGTTCAAAAGTCGCGTATATTCGGAGGGCGTGGTATTCTCGAATCCCGTCAATTTATCTATATTCTTCGAGAACATCATATTTTCTATTTGACCAATATTATCCTCCGTGATAAATCGCATATGGATATTCATCGTCTGTAGTTCCTGGGCAAAGAGTTTCAAGGAATAGGGGATACGTACTACGCTGAATGATCGGCCATATTTCGTCACGTTCTCGATATTCATATTATCCCCCGCTAATGAACCAGTGAATTTTATAGGACCATCCGCCATCGGACTGATAAAGAGATTCTTCTCCGGATTATAAATCGCGATTAGACCCGTCGTATTACAAATGGCCATATAGTACTTATCGCCCCGTTCCATCATAGACTCCGTCAAGAAATCCGTCATACCATGCGAAATGACCGCATCACGCTCCATTTCGCCTATACGTAGCCCTCCGTCATTCGCACGGCCACTCACGGGCTGTCTCGTCAACTGTGTTCTCGGTCCTAATGCGCGATAATTTATTTTATCCTTGACCATATGCTTCAAACGCATATAATACGTGGGTCCTATAAAAATCTCGGATTCTAATTGTTCCCCCGTCATACCATTATATAGGACCTCATTCCCACTCGAGTGATAGCCCGCCTTTGTAAGCATGTTCCCATATAGCCCTAATTTGGACCCCCGTGTTTGGAATGCGGTGCAGTCCCCGTATGCGCCATATGCGGCACAGGCCTTCCCCGTAATCGCCTCTACTAATTGTCCTATAGTCATTCTCGTTGGAAGGGCATGGGGGTTTATTATGAGATCGGGTCTTAACCCGTCTTTCGTAAAGGGCATATCGGCCTCTGGAATGACGAGACCGATTGTTCCTTTTTGACCCGCCCTCGAGGCCATTTTATCCCCTATATTTGGAATACGAATATCGCGGACCCTCACTTTCGCTATGCGCTGTCCCTCTTCGCCTTCGGTGATGAAACTCTTATCTATATGACCTAATTGCCCCTTTTTCGGCGTGATGGATTCGTCTATATTACGGGGCATACCACCGGTACCTATATCTGCAGTCGTCATACCGATGAGAACCGTCTTTTCATCCACTGCTAAATTCTCTTGTATAAGACCGAATTTATCGAGTTTGCTATAATCATACCCGGGTTTCGTCCCCACCATATTCGGCGTGTTCTCGATATTGGAAAATACGGTTAATGACGGGGAATCGGTGCCACCCTCTTGTCCCGACTTCTTCTCATGTGTCTCATAGGTTGAATAATAAGTGGTCTGGAAAAGCCCGCGTTTCAATGCCCCCTCGTTTATCAGAATAGAATCCTCCATATTATATCCCCCGTAGATCATGATCGCCACGATTGCGTTTGTCCCATAGGGATTCTCCTCCCCATTGATATATTCCATATATCGCGTTTTGACTAGGGGTATTTGACCTGTATTGAGAACCACGGCATTCTTATCCATCCTCACTTGGTGATTCGTACTATACATACTAACGGCCTGTTTACTCTGGCCGCAGGAGAACGAATTACGCACGGCGGGATTATTTTCCGGGTATATGATCAAATTACACATCATACCGAACATGAAGGATTCGTGGATTTCGAGATGTGTATTTCGGGGTCCTATATGACCTGGGTTCAGTGCGATGAGGGCGTCCTCGCTCTCGCTCGTATCAATATAGTCGATAATGGCCTTGTTCTCGATGAATTTGGCCTGTTTGGCCGGATTCGAATCCCCTGCTATTCCGTCATATAGATCCCCTAGTTCGTATATCTTGGTATGGCTCGTTTTGAATCCCGCAGAGGTCTTCTTCTCATTGAAGCCCGAAATGAGGTCGGACCATGTAAAATCCCCCTTCTCGATTTTGGCCCTGATGCGGGAGTTCTCGAATGCCCATATACCCCCCTTCTTAGGCTTTTGGCCTTCTTTTTCCGATGATTCCGATGATTCTTCTATTTGATAGAGATCTTGGTCCTTATAGAAAATGGGGCGACTCAGGCGCCCTGCATCCGTATAGATGAGAATCGTGTTCTGTTTGATATCGAAGGAAATACTCGTATGGATGGGTATAAGACCATTCCGCCGATAGAGTTTGACTTTCTCTACGCATGTGATGGGATCGTCAATCCCACCGCACCAGAATCCATTGACGAATACTTTGGTCATGTTAGCCAATTCTATAGGACTACATTCGACGAGAAGTCGTATAACTACATTCTTTTGTAACCAGAGGATCATAGGTTCTCTAGACATCCCATTTGTCACATAGGTACTAATGCTGAGATTCTTTATTAACCCGATATTCCCACCATCGGGGGTATCGATGGGGTCGAAATAGCCCCATTGCGATGGGTGGAGAACACGGGGTCCGACTACTTTTGCAGTGGCGTCCAACTGTATATTCGTTTTCCTCAATTGGGAAAGCATCGTATTATGTGATAGGCGATTCATATCCTGGACGATGCCTATGCGTTTGGTATTGGCCTTCGATCCCCAATTCCCCTTGAATGCCTTTTTGAATCCCGCGTCTACGACGCGGTTCAAGAATACGTCGCGGTAATTTTCCCTTATAAGACCCTCCAAATTATTACCGAAGAGACTCTGGTTGAAATAGAGGCGCTTCTCGAAATCTAAGTGCGTCTCTTTCAATTGGTTCGTATAATACTCGCGGAAGAGGTCATATAGAAGTGATCCAGTGGTCTCTAGTCGCTTATATTTATAATTATCGCGATTGGTCGGTTCCTCTATACCCGCGTAGACTTTCAAAAGTTGGAATACTATATGACCGAGGTAATAGGCCTTTTCAATATAATTCGTCTCTCCTATATGGGGGAAAAGATAGTCGGTGAGGATTTCGAGGGCATGGTGGGTCGTTTTCCCCTTCGTCATAATGGCGATATATCTCAATGCCGAGGCCTGTGTCATGACTGCGGCGGAGTCGTGGACGGAGGGGCGGAAGAGATCGATCATATGGGCGTATTTATCGAGGTCCAATAGACACATTGTGATAATTTCTTTATCTGACAGGAAGCCGAGGGCACGAAAGACGATGAAAAGGGGCACGGGTGCGCGGACATTGGGGATATTGACCACAATATTGAGATTGGAATATGACGCTTTACCCAGTCCACCACCACCTGGCGCTTTTATCGCCACGTTTAATGTGCGAATCGGTTTGGCCACGTTCTCAGATACGGATCGGATATTGGCCGTATATAGATATTTATCGGACTCTTTTTTAATATAGAGCATATTATCCGCGAATTTCTCCTGTGGGACAATGGATTTCTCTTTCCCGTCGATGATGAAATAGCCGCCGATATCATTACGACATTCACCCATCGAGAACCGGATTTCTTTGGGGAGGCCATATAGAATACAAAATTCGGACTGGACCATGATGGGGAATTTACCTAAATAGATTTTCTCTATTACAATAGTATGCGTTTGTGTTAACCTCTTTTGCCCCTTCTTGAAGACTTTTTCGCCCATGGATTTCTCCGTGGCTTCGCGGATTTTGGCGAGTTCGGTCGGGGCGATATTTTTCAATTTCCGTTTTTCATTTGTTTCTCTAGGTTTTTTTATCCCGCCAAAATCTCCATCTGGTTTTTTTATCCCGCCAAAATCTCCATCTCTATCGCCATCCCCCATTTTACCTTTCTTGGCACCACCTGCTATTGATTGGCTTTTAGCGGGGCCTTCGGCCCCGTCCTCGAAATCTTCTATATTACCTTGTTGTGCCAAGTTCTCGAAAAATGTCTCATAGTTATCCTCTGTATTCGATTGCCGATTCGCATATACACTACGTTGTTCACCATCTCCTCCTTCTACAAGTTCTCTCAACTTTTCCTCTTCTAATACCTGTTGGGTCTTATAATTCGAGAACTTGGGGTTCTCGATATCATATTCAAATGGCGCACCGCCAACCATATCGGGTAATTCACCCTCCTCCAAAATCTTGGTATATTCTACCTCAATATCATAATGAATCGTCATGGCATATGTCATATTACGTAGCCGGGCTTCATTGGGATACATATAATGGGGGCGATCTTCGTCATATATGACCGGTTTACCGAAATAAATTCGAGAACCATCTTTACCCCCCATGAAAAGTTTGGCGGTATACTGGTAGTCTTCTAGGTTCTCGATATAATTCGACGCAATTTGTATGGGATTCTTTTCCTTGAAAATCTGGTAGATACCTGTCTTAAAGAAATCATTATACGATTCTATATGATGTGTTACTAAAGCCTGGGGATTTTCTTTGAAATACGAATCGATGATTTTCCATATATCTTCCGTATCCATATGTAATATAATTTATATTACCTTTTTATTTTGATTCTTTTTATTTGAAATTGTCTTATATGTCTTATAAGATAATATGTCGCGATTCCTATATGAATCAAAAGGGTCCAAGAAAAAAGGTAGGAGAACCAATAGATGAAATGGAACCCAAAACTGGGGTCCGACGAACCCATCCCCATGAAAATGAAAATTTGTAAAAATATTTTTGCTAGCCAATTGAACCCATAATCTTCCGCCCAATGCTGCGAATTTTCCGTATTTGTAAATCGCTGGTAACATAGAGGAGTATAATACATATATTTTGTAGTGTGCTGATTGTATATGTCCCAGTCTAAGATATCTTCTCTCCTTGTTCTCAAAATCCGATCCATTAAGGCTTTACTATAAATACAACTATGTGTCCCCATAGAAAAACATCTACGGTGAGGCCCCAAAATGAGGGGTCCTATACGGTGAGGCCCCAAAATGAGGGGTCCTATACGGTGAGGTCCTATAGGCCCTATACGGTGAGGCCCCAATGGTATTTGTAAAAAAGGAAGACAACCCAGCATATAGATCACATCCCCCATATCCCTTGTGAAATCTTCTATATGACCTATTACCGCAGGGTCTTTTATCAAGGGGTCAAATAGAAAATCATCTTCGAGAACCAGGATATTTTGGGAGAACCCCTCCCGGGCAGCATGCCGGAATATTTCCAAGTAACAATCTACCAGGTCCTTATGAGTGACATCTATATGACCCGGTTTCGAGCATTTACGCCAGCCTTCATTATGAAGAATATATACTATTTTTGTAGGATGGTATTGCGCTAGTTGGTTCTCAATATTCGCCCATCTTTCTTGGTTCCCTTTAGTATAGATAATATATGTGGCATCGATAGTATTTGAGAAAATGGGATCTTTATATTCCCTTTTCTCAAATGCGTAGCAAGCCATTGTCCTATATAATATTTATATATAATATTATATATGTTATGATATCATTGAAGAAATATGTCCTATAAGACAAATTTCTTTTTCCTGCTATATTTACCACCTGTAATATTTAGATTTAATTTTATGGCGTTAATATAGTCTTGTTTTTTCCACTTCTTTTCTATATTTATTCCTATTTTATTTGATAGTTTTGCAAGTTTTGGAATAGTCATATTTTTTAATTCTTGTTCTGTAGTTGGTAAAGGGGATGCTACAGGTGGTGATGATGGTGCGAGTGCAGGTGGTGATGATGGTGCGACAGCACTCGGTGGTGATGGTGGTGCGACTTGTACTAAGGGAGCTGATGGTGGTGCGGCTACGGGAGCTGATGGTGGTGCGGCTACGAGTGGTGATGGTGGTGCGGCTACGGGAGCTGATGGTGGTGCGACTACGGGAGCTGATGGTGGTGGTGGTGGTATGTTAGAAGGTACTGATGCAACAGGTGATGCAATAACTGAAGCAGGAGGTAATGGCGATTTTCTTCGACTTGTCATAGCGCTTTTAAATAATACACATCCATATGCAGATGCACCAGCGAGACCTAAAAACGTAACAAGTGCAGGGAATATTTTCCACCATTGTTCTAATATACTATCTATACCTACTTCTAGTATTTCCCCTACTTTTCCTACTCCCTTTTTCCCTAGTTCTCCAACGCCTTCAATCACCGTCTCACCCACATTTTTAATTTCACCTGTTATATTTTGTGCAAGGGTACTTGCTTCTCCAATAATCTGGGTAGTTACATTCGCCGTATTTACAACAGCCTCTATTAATACTTCTTTCGCACCTGTACTAGCATCTTCTACTAAAACCTTCCATTCATTTGCTATTTGACTCCTTAAAACTCTTTTTTGGTCATATATAGATTTTCTTATATTTGCCTCCATTTTCGCATCTTCCTCCGATATAGGTAAGAATTCGTTTATTTTCGATACAATATGTTCAAATCTATCGGCCGCAGAAGTACTCTCTACTAATATAGATTGTAGTGCTTCTTCGCCAGTAAAGATACCGTCTAGTGGTGCAAATAAAGTAGAACTTTCTATTAACTTTCTTTGTATAGTAATCCTTTCCTTCAAAGATTTTAATGCAATATAATTACTACTATTTTTATCGGTTTCTTTTTCCATTAATAATTCTATTTTTTGTATGGTTGTTATATGGGACATGAGTAAAAATCCTGTGTTATGATTACCGAAATACGTCTTCATTTTAATTGTCCCTCCCTCGGATTCTATTAAAAATTGAGGTTTCGGTGATGACCGACATAAGTTTTGATATGTCAATGAATATGCAGTCGATTCTAGTTGTCCCATAAGAATCTTATCTCTATTTTGCGTTACTTCTTCGATCGCGTTTTTCAATAAATTGTCTTCATTTATATTTCTTGATTCACTAACTTGACCGACTGCTGCGGAACCGACTGCGCCGGCTAAAGCGCTAATTGCATTTACTGCATATGCGCCGTAATCCTTTACCGTATCTGCCGTTCTTTTTTGTTGGTTCTGTACTTTTAACTCGTTGAATTTACTTTCTACTGTCTTATAGAATTCATCATTTGTAAATATATTTTTATCTTCTGCAGTAGATACTATTTCACTACATAATTCGCTTGCATCTTTTGAAAGAATGCTTAATTTGGAATTTATTTTCTTTATCTGTTTTTCGAAATATTCTATTTGCTGCGAATTTACTTCGCCTGCTTCTGCAATAGTTATTATTTGATTATCTAGTATCCATGGTTGTGCTTCTAATATCAATGACATTGTTTTATCTGCCGTTTTCTTGCGTTTTTGTAACATTCCTTCTGGGGTATATGTATCGAGTTCGAATTTACCGAACATTGTTGGTTGTACGTCTGATTTTACTGTTACAACATCTTGTACTGAACCTTCTGAAACGCCTAATAGGACAAATGCAACTAATAACTGTGCGATTAATTTACGTAGTGATTTAGATCCGCCTTTTAGTTTTCTCGTCCCACCTCTTGATCGTATGGCTTTTTTCGAACTTTTACTTTTATATGAATGACTGTTTTTGTCATATAGTAGTAATTCGTCCAACATTAAATAATAACACATATTCATTATACCACGTTGTTGTAATGCTTTATTCACATACGCATTTTGTAAATATAAATCGGCCACCTCTTTATTTACTCTATTAAAATTAACGCTTGTTTTTAGTAAGCGATTTAATTTATGGAATATTTTGCAATTTTTAGATAAGTTCGGCTGACGTGTTGGCCAGTATTTGAACTGATCTGATACTGCTTTTGCAATACTCATATATATAATAATTATATAATATTTTATGTCCTATAGTATATATTCATGGATAATTTCGGTCAACTCTTTACGCCCCTAAATAAACAATACTGTTGGTGGTTCTATTACCTTTCCGTAATTGGATTCGTTTTCCTTTTTGTTTCTATTGTCACTATGCTTTTTATTGGTATTTCCAAGAGGAAGGATAGTAGTTATTTCGTATCCATGTTTTTCGTTGCTTTAGGATATTTCATTTTCTATTTCCAGAACCGATTGTTATATTCTATGTGTATCCACTCCGCATAGATTCTTTCGTTTTTAATTATACATCGAATTCCGCGAATATAATATATCCCAAATGGATATCTTATATTATAGTAATCTCTGCCCCAATTCGAAAAAGGTTCTCGAATTCATCCGGGAAAATAGTCTTATAGAAAAAATGGCGTGTGTCTCTATCGATCGCCGATTCCGCGATCCAGTAAGTGGCCAATACCAGATCGAATTGGAGAACGGTAAACGCGCTATTTTACCCCCCAATGTCCATAGTGTACCCGCACTCCTCGTCGTGAAAGATAATTACCGGGCCATCTTTGGGGGCGAAATTGTTACCTATTTGACACCCCAGGTCCGGTCCTCCGCTATGGCCGAATTTAATGGAGAACCTATGGGATATGTTCTCGGTTCCGCGGCGGCGAATTCGAATATTGTATCCGAACAATTTACCGCATATGATATGTCGCCGGAGGATTTAGGGGCAAAGGCATCCAGTCATGCGCGACCCCTTTATAACTACGTCTCCGCATCGCATGATATGTCCTATAAGATTCCTACTCCGGAGGATAATTATAAACCGAATAAGTTGGATGAGAGTGCGACGATCGATAACTTACAGAAAATGCGGAATTCCGATGTGCCGCAAAATCGCCCTCCCATTTTAGGGATCTAGAGGGAATATAGAATAGATTAGATAGAATATACGTAAAAAAGAAAATAAAAAAGAAGATAGATATTCCTATAGGACAATATGGATAAATCCACTATTTTAAAAGGATTCAATAACCATTTCTTCGAATTTGTAGAAGATATTATAAATACATTTCCTGAGAACCAGGATTTGAAAACGTCGAAAACATCGTTCGAATATTTCCGTAAGGCGAATCCGACGTGTATTATCAAGGCCTGGTATATCTTCGTTTATAGTGTTTATAGGGAGAAAATCGAGGCGGATGATATTACATTCTTTTTCGAAAAGGACTATTCCACCGATATAGATCATTTAGCGAATAAGAATGATATTATGCGAATTATAAATACGATTCGAGAACCTGTCCAACAGATGAGTCCGGAGAATAAAGTGATTACTATGAAATATTTGAAGAACTTATCGATCTTATGTGCTAGATACCACACTATTGCCAAGTAGGTAGGGAACCTCCCACCGGTAGTGTCCGTGTGCCCTAAAGGGCACATTGACATAGGTTCCCCCCTCCCTTCGGGACCCCCTCCTCTTCTTTTAAGTCATATAGATAATATTTTCTATATGACCATTTATAGGGACTGGTTATCCCTCGCTTCGCTCGGGGGCGGAGCCCCCTAAGTAATAGTTATCGAAAATAGAAGAATCATCAACATAAAATTGATTTTATATGACCATTTATAATTCTGTCATATAAAATGTATTTCCCTTTCGACTTAGTTATTTCACATATAAATATTCATACTTTTCCTACAAAAACAAGTCTAAAAAAGTATATCGAAGAGAATATGCAATTAGGCTATGTGACAAAAATAAAATTTATATCTGTGATAACGAGAGATAGGTATAATGTGAATAGAAGATTCGATGAGAATTGTAATTCGGCAATTATAGAATCCCAAGATGAAGTGATGGAAGATTTGACCACTATTATTCCAAATAAATGGGAAGCAAATGTATCAATGGTACGTTATAGAGCAATTATAGAACTAGAATGGGACTTTTCAAAAGAATGGAATATAGATATAAATAAAATACCGAAATATTCATGTAGTAGCGGGGTTCCTGATTATTGGAATAAAAAAATGAATCATTCAATGGATTGGTACCAATATTATATAGGAGATAATACAGATTTTATGGATATATCTATCAAAGACGGAACACAAAATCCAGTTATTATGGCAAAATATTTTTGCGGACAAAGTACTATAATAAAAGAATCCCAAAGTCATATAGAAAATCTTCTATATGACCAAACGCAAACAGTTAATCGGATAAATCATTTAGAAAGTCAAATAGAAAATCTTGTAGAAAAAGAAAAGAATAGAGAACAACAACTCTCGCAAATAGAAAGTCAAATAGAAAAAATGTTGGAAAAGGAAAGCGAATCGCAGAAACGAATCGAAAATCTTCTATATGACCAAATGCAAATGGCCGCGCGAATACATCTTTTAGAAAGTCATATAGAAAAAAAGGAGAGGAAATGAAAGAAAACGAAAAAACGCGATGGGTATTTTAGATATAATTCGTATTATAAACATTTTGACATATATAATGAATATTATATAATTATACAATGAATATATGTATTTTACAAACTGATAATAGACCAAAACTGGATTATTTATTGAAAACACAACATATAAATAAAGAATTCTGTAAAGAGTTAGGGTATGATTATTTATTTATAGAAAATAATAAATATGAACATCTTCATCCTGCTACTAGAAAAATATGTGTTGTATATGATTTCATTAACAATATACAAAAATACGATATACTTATTTTTTTAGATAGTGATGCTTGGATACAAAACGGTAAAGCGATAAACGAAATAATATCAAAATTAGTAAATGACGAAAATAAACATGGGTGTTTTTCTAGAGATCCATATGTTAAAAAAAATACATATATAAATAGTGGATCATTCATACTTAAAATAAATGATTATACAAGAAAAATGTATGCCAATATTTTTGAAGATTTATATAATAGCAATAAATTTCACCACAATTGGCCATTTGATCAATATTATATAAGCCGTTATGTATTTGAATATAAAAATGATTTTTTCATTTTTGTACCGGATATTATAAATACACCTAGAGGAAGAGTAATAAGACATAATTGGGGTAAAACTAAAATGATGCATCACGATTTAGATAAACTTTGCAAATCATTTGAAGAAGGAAATAGAATAGAAGAGATTATTGATATAGACGAATTATATGATAAAGAAGATTTTCCTAATATACATGAAAAAGGTTATGAATATAATAATGAAGTCTTCGACTAATATATATTTATCAGTTTAGTTATTTTTCATATAATATAAAAGTAAGAAAATGAGTAATAATATATAACAATTATTTTTTAAATAAAACCCATTGACCATTATATAATAAAATATTATCATTCATGATTTCAGAACCGGCTATTAATTTATTTATTTTATCCATATTTTCATAATCGGTTTTATCTTTTATCTTATTTGCAAATTTTATTACATCTTCCCTAACTGCTTCCCATCCCCAATCATCGCCGAATAAAATACTATTATTAATTAAACAATCCCAACATAAAGATAATTCTATAAACGTTTCATCTTTTTCATGGGCAGAATCTAAATATATATAATTTGGTAATTCGCTAATTCTATTTTGTAACAGTAAACGTTGTAATAGTTTTATTCCTACACTCGTAGTAGAATTTATAGGTAATATTCTATTTTCGAATCCATTATGTTTACAATTTGCTATGAATCTCTTATATATAGTTGGAATTCCATTTTCTAATCTTAAAAATTTCCATCCTTCATTTTTTTCCCAATCCCACATATTCACATCTCCTGTAAATGGATCAATACAAATAATTTCAGCTGATTTATTATTTCTTATTAATGTTTCTGCCATTCTTACCGCAGAACCACCTAACATACTACCACATTCTACAATATAATTTGGTTCTATATTTGTAAATAATACGTCTAATAAATCATACAGGATATTTGTATGAGGGTATCCATTATCTATATATTTTTCATCATAGGATAAATATGGTGAGTTATTCGAATATAAATTATCCAATAATTCTTGTATTATCATATTATATGGAATTATATGGAATTATATATTTATATGACATAAAAGCAAATTATATATAAATATATGAATTCAAAAAAAGCATTCTTCACTTGTTCGAATGGCCTCGGAGATAAGTGTCTCGATATGATCGGTGTATTTATTCTATGTGACTATCTCGGCTATGAACCCAATATCCAGTTCAATAAGGGTCATATAGAATATTTCGATTGGGGTACTAACCGATACGACCCTCGGTTATTCATCGATATTCCAGGCCCGTCCCAGGGTGGTGGTGAGGGGGGTCATCGAATCGTGGCGCCGAATGCATCGTCCTCCCTATGTCCCTTCAAAGTATATCAATATCTATTGGACCATGGACATACCGTTTCATTCCAGGAAATCAATCGGAAATATCGGGAGTATGCCAAATCTCTTATAAGACCATCGCCCCCGATAGTGGAAAGGCTACCACAGGTTCTCGAAAATACCTACGGGATTCATTTGAGAAAGTCAGATAAAATAAAATCACAGGGGATCGATATCCGACATGAGAACCGGGCCGACGAATTCGGAATCATTGTCGAGAACTTGATGTCCGATATCCAGCGGCTTATAAAGGAGAAGGATCCGGGTGCTACTTTTCTGGTAGTGAGTGAGGATAAAGCCTGGAAGAAAACGATCGAGGAATATATTGAGAGCGAGGGCGGTAGATTCCTGGTTCTCGATTATTCCAATCCCCATGGGTATGATAATTTCGAAAGTGTCTTGGATATGTTTGCCCTTTCCCGATGTAAGACAATTATCCAGGGGGTCAAATATTCTACGTTCTCTATTTTGGCCGCATTAGTGGGCGGAGTTAAACTCATGAATTATTCGCCCATGTTGGAGTCAAATACGGAATGTCTCATATATACGTGGAATTCGGTTGTGGAAATCAATGGGGAATATATCGAGAACCCAGAAATTCTATCCTATATGACCAAGGGTATCCGCGATATATCGATTACTCCTGTATAATACCTTCCCCTAAACCCCCACTTGATAACTCTCCCATTTGATAACTCTCCCATTTGATAACTCTCCCATTTGATAACTCTCCCATTTGATAACTCTCCCATTTGATAACTCTCCCATTTGATAACTC